ATGCTATCGACTGTATTATCGCAGATGATTTAGTATGGGCGAAAGCAATAGAATACGCCTTGAAACAAGGCTGAGCCTCGTAAGAGGATTAGGAGAGAAGAATGTTAGGATTCTTACAATGGGTTATCGGATGGATTCAAGTTATACCATGGTTAGTCATGAGTGCTTCAATCATAGCTGCGTGTACAGACACACCAAAAGATGACAAGTTAGTCGGGAAAATGTATAAAGTTCTTGACTGGTTTGCAATCAATGTGGGTAAGGCTAAGCAGGAAGCAAAGGATAGCTAATGGCAGACGAAAGATTCGCAGGTGATATGAGTAGAAATGAGGTCGAGATTGATCTTAATAAATTCATGGAGCTTGTTACAGAAAACTCAAACCTCAAAGCAAAGATCGTAGAGATGGAAGCCAATAAAGAGCCAGACAACCCATGGCAGAATTGGATCTTTTTATCAAACATGATTGATGCTTGGAGAATATTCCCCCGTGCTTTTCTCAGCGTATACATTTTCCTATTGTACTACTGTACAATGTGGTTTATGGCACTAGAAGATCCTACCATGGAGCAATCTGGTCTCATTAGTATCGTTGTAGGTGCAGGTGCCGCTTGGTTTGGTTTGTATGCTGGAACAGCAAAGGACAAAATTAACGGATCTGGAAAATAGTTCTTGACTTCATCTCATAATTTTAGTATAATATAAGTTATGAAAAAGTTCAAAGACATCAAAAAAATCAAGTCCGCAAAGAAAGATAAGGTATGTCCTTATTGTAAAACTACAGAAAATGTAGATGGTCTTTGTGGCATTTACAAGTGTTGGAAGTAAGATATGAATTTATTTTACTTAGACGAGGATCTCGACAAGGCAGCACAGTATCATGTTGACAAGCATATTGTTAAGATGCCACTGGAAGCTGCCCAGATTCTTTGTACAACAATTTACATTGACAAGTTTCTAGGGTATGTTCCTCGTGCGTTGAATGCAGACGAACGAGAAGTTCTAAACAAAGTTAAAGCTGAAATTAAGCATTTACCATTAGAGGAGCGACCCTTCCCCTACCTTCCAATGATGTACAATCATCCCTGCACAATCTGGGCAAGGGAGTCATTGGACAATCATGAGTGGGTTCATTGTTATGCAAATGCATTGAATGATGAATACTACTATCGCTATGGAAAACTGCACAAATCAGTAGAACAAGTAGTAAACAAACTACCAGAGCCAGTACATCTTGAAAGAGTAGGATTTACTAAGTTCGGATTGGCTATGCCAGAAGATCTTAGAGATTACGATAATCCGATACAAAGTTATCGTGATTATTACCATTTAGACAAGGCAACCTTCGCAGCTTGGTCTCACCGAGACAAACCACATTGGTGGAACGAAGATTATGCCGATTATGAAAAAAGGATAACTCGTGTATAACCCAAAGCAAGTACCACAGTATAAATTCAATGAGGACTTAATTATGTCCCGACTAGAACAGTATGTGAACAATACATATAATCAACACTACGCCCAAGAAGGAAAACAAACAACAGAGATTGTATTTGAAAATGGGCATGGTGAAGGTTTTTGCATTGGTAATATTATAAAGTACGCACAGCGTTTTGGAAAGAAAGACGGCAAGAATGAAAAAGACTTATATAAAGTTATTCATTATGCAATTATTCTTTTAGGAAAGATGCACGAAGACGATCTGAAAAATTTAAACGACTATCATTTGGAGTTAAAAGATGGCAGTTAGAAAGAAAAGAGAGGAGAAACTCTCTGAAGCAAACATTAATAAAGTAATAGAACTGCTTGCTGCAGAGAAGCCTATTACTAAAAAAGAGGCGTGTGAGATATTGCATATTGCATACAATACAACTCGCCTTAGTAAAATTATCGCAGACCATAATGAAACACTCGAACACCGAGCTAGAAGAAAAGCACAAAATAAAGGTAAGGGTGTAACAGAGCAAGAAAAAAGAACAATAGTTAAGTACTATTTAGAAGGATCTAATGTATCTGACATTGCAAAAGCATTGTACAGATCTCCTGCTTTTATTAAAGCAGTAATAGAACGAATGGGAGTACCACAAAAACTTCCAGACACCGACTATCAAGGTATCCGAGAATCCATGATACCAGAATCTTGCGTAGCAGAAGAATTCGAACCAAACGAGAGAGTATGGTCGTCTCAAGGCAACTGTATTGCAGTTGTAAAACGAGAAGTAACAAAGTCCCATGACTTTGAAAAACATGGTAGCAAGTGCTATCTATTATGGGAAATAGAAATGGCAGAGTGTGAATCGCCATACTTCGGGTTAGTAAGAGATGCAGGGCATTTTGCCCCACGACTTGCATACAATATCGGAAGTTTAAAACACTTACAGGAATATTTATGACAACACTACAGATAATACTTTGTTTTTGGCTAGCAGGTAGTTTACTTGCTATGTGGAAAATATGGAGACCTTCTCTTAAGGTAATCTCTTTAATAAACGCAGACAACATATTAGCGCAAAGACCTATATTATCAACTATAGTAGTGTTTATAATATTCACATTGTTCTTACCATTTATGGTATTGCCTTTACTAATCCCTCAGAAAGCAGAAGAATTTGCAGTAGGTTTTATAAAAGGCACAGAGAAAATTAAATAATGGCATACAGTAAAGAAGTAGTAGATAGATTTGAGGGAGTACTAAATAGTCCTCAACAATTTTCAGTAGGAAGATTCGATCCTAAAGATCCAACAGTAGCAACTGGCATGACGGGTGCGCCCGCTTGTGGAGATGTTATGAAACTACAACTAAGAGTAGATCCTGGCAATCGTCGTATACTTGGTGTAAAGTTTAAAACTTATGGGTGTGGCAGTGCAATTGCTTCATCCTCTATGTTTGTAGATATGTTACAGGGCATAACACTTGACGAAGCACTAGAAATAAAAGATAAAGATATCGCAGAAGCTCTACAATTACCACCGATTAAATTACACTGTAGCGTATTAGCAGAAGAAACAATTCAAGCCGCAGTGAAAGACTGGGAGGAGAAACACAAATGATAGAATTTATTTTTACACTGCCCACAACAGTAGGCATATTTTTACTTAACTTAGGCATTTGGGCTGCGTTAGGTTACTATGCTGTTGAATGGGTAAAAGACACACTAAAAGACAAAGGATACTTATGAATTATTTACTACAAGCACTTATCGCTAAGTTAAAAGGCGAATTAGAAGTAGCAAAGGCAAATGTTATGGTGTATACCCGAAACTCTACAGGTATTGGAGAACACCCAGAGATTATAGAAGCTATCGAGACACAGATAGAAAAAATTGCAAATGCCGAAGAAAAGATTGCAACCATAGAAAAGTATTTTTCAAGATAGGAAATCGTTATAGATACTGAAAAATACTTCTTGACAGATGGTTTCAATTTCGTTATAATATAGTTATATTTAAACAAGGATATACATGAGTGATAGATTTTATACACAACAGTACGACCGAACAGGTTGGAAGCCAGTATGGAATGACACATGGATCCAAAACAAACATAGGAGAAAAAGAATGGCTTGGACAGATGAATCTAAAGCACAGGCAGTCGAAATGTATCAGGAACAAGAACCAACACCTGAAACTTCAATGGAGATTGTAAAAGACATCGCAGACGAACTTGGTGAATCACCAAATGGAGTTCGTATGATATTGACCAAGGCAGGCGTTTATGTAAGAAAAACTCCAGCAGCTAAATCCTCAGGTGGATCTACTGGTGGTGGACGAGTATCAGTAGCTGATGCTCAAGCAAGTCTTACTTCCGCTCTGTCAGACGCAGGTCAAGAAGTTGACGAAGCAATTATCAGTAAACTAACTGGTAAAGCTGCAGTCTACTTCAAAGGTGTCGTTGAAGCGTTAAATAGTTAAAAAATAGTTTGACCAAGGCAGTGCATACTGCCTTGGTTTTTTGCATCTCGTAAAAGAGACCTCTGCAAATTTAGCAACACAAAAGAGTTTTTGTTAGATTAAATTGGAGGAATCAATGAAAAAAGAGGAGCTTAAAGCTAAACTCGAAGAAGCAGGTGACGCAGTGATCACCTATAGAAGTCAGAACTCTAGGAAACTAAAGTACAATGTTTGCACTAGTGACTTTTCTACAGAATACATTCGTCAGAAAAGAAACAGAGCAAAGGAAGGTCAACACACAGTTCTATTATTTTGCTGGGATACAGATTCTTATAGAATCCTTGTGCCAGAGAATGTTACCAGTGTCGTACCTCTTAACCGAGTGATTAAGAATGATTGACTTCACTGCCCCCGCAATATACGAAAAAGTAATTCAAGAAACTGAGCACGAACAAGTGCGTCTTGTAGTTTCTACATTTAGAGACATAGAGTATCTATCTTTACGCAAGTATTATTTAGACTTTGAAGAAGAATGGAAACCTTCTAATCAAGGTATAAGTATGCCAATTGACTTTGATAACAGTAGAAATCTGTTTCAAGGATTAGTAGAAATTCTCTCACTAGCAGAGAGCAAAAGCATTTTAGAGGAAGAGTTCAAAGACTTACTAGATCAAATATACCTACCCTAAAATAATTCTTGACAAGTCCTTATAATTTTAGTATAATATACATATGAAAAATTTAGAAGCACTAATCAAACGGGCAAGAATTGCCTACTATAATGGCAAACCACTTATGTCTGACGAGGCTTATGATAGACTCGAAGAACAACTAGGTGTAGCTACTGAAGTAGGACATGATGTTCTTAAAGATAGAGGCGCGAGATATCCTCATGCCTTTCCTATGTATTCTTTACAGAAAGCATATTCAATAGAAGATCACCCAGACTATGGAAATGAACCCGTAACTGTCACACAAAAACTAGATGGTGCAGCAGTAAGTCTTCAATATATCAATGGCAGGTTATCACTTGCCTTAACACGAGGCGATGGCAAACATGGTCTCGACATTACAGACAACATGAGGTTTCTAGTACCTCGTAT